TTCTTTATCTCCATACACACCATTACAATGTATATTGAGTTTGTTGTATGGTGTTCTTGATAAACCCATAAAGTCAAATATATCTGCGTGGATAGTTAAATCTGTGATTGTGTTCTGAACTACATTTTCATTTGGTGATACCAATACATTGAACGGACCTGGGTGAGATGTAATTCTGTGTCCATACTCTTTTGCTTTTAGTCCAGCGTTCTCTAACCACATCTTTATAAAGTTAATGTGTGGAACACTATCCCAATCTTGGTAATACTCGGATGCCCAAGGAAACATTTCTGATGATAGACGAAAGAACTTAATATTATTTTGTTCGTTCCAATCAATAATTTTATTTAAGTCAACAACATTTTGTATAATTAATTCAGACGCATAGTCCACACCCTTATCGTTAAATGTTTTTTTAATCATTGAACGATTAGTTGTAATCTTATCTTTGCGATTGGATAATTCCATATTGATACAAGCATAACCTAAATTCATAATTCTAATATAACCTTTTTATTTTTATTTGTCAAGTTTTTTTTTGGCAACATCTTGTTGATGTTGTTGTGGTGAAATGTAAACACCTTTTCCGTAATCATTTAATAAAGACTTTTCTAATTTTAATCTATCTTTATATTCTACAAAAGTTTCTCCGTCTAATCGTTTATCACCTTTGAGTAGTTTACCTATCTCTAATCTTTTCTTCATCATTTATCAACATCTCCCATTAAGAATTTCTTCTGTTTATCTAAATCTTTTTTTAATTGTCTGTTAGCTGCTAACTTCTCTTTATGACGAGCAACCAAGATTTCGTCTTTGGTTTTTCTTTTCACTTTCTTTTTTGGTTTAACCTTTGTCGGTTCTAATGTTCCTTTTAACTTCGGTTGTTCTTTACCTTTGTGAAATACATTTCCGTCTTTATCAACGAACTCATTCATAAAGTGCCAACCAGCAGGACGACCTGTTGGTTTGTATTGTTTGGTTTTGTTTTCAAATTCCTCTGGAAACATTTTATACATTCTTGATTGTAGTGCTTTATCACTTACCACATATTTTATATCAGTGCTTACATTACGAACTGGCTCGCCTGTATATTTACAATCCATATAAGGAACTCCGTCAATGTAATAACCACCATTATCTTCAAACTTACTCATATAACTCCTATGCTTGTGC